TCTGGCGCAGGAATGACACCCTTGGTGGCCTCTCCAACAGTATTGGATACCTGACCACTAGCAACAGCAAGGAACGCATGTTGCAGTACATGAAAGATTATTTTGAGCGGGGCATGATGGGCATTCTCAGCATGGATACCTTAGAGGAAATGAAAGGCATCGTGCGGGAGAACGGCTTTATTGGCGCACCTGGTCGTGGCAAGGATGACAGGGTCATCGCATCTGCGTTGGCTGCCGTAGCCTATGCCGAACAAATTCAGCCTCGCCTCATTGCCCAAAAGATTACCCGTGCCGTCAGTGCCTCTCAGGAGTCCTACACCCCTGAACAGATTGCTGTCGGTAGAAATGTTTCTGATTATTTGAAAAAGATTGGCATGTATGGTTCATAATCAACTCACTATTGTTTCTGTCTACGGACACAACAACGGCGCATCTGCCATACCCTCCATCGTCAAGAGCATGAAGGAGTTGCCTGGTAGTAAGGGCTTACTTATCTCTATAGAAGAGCCACCCAACTTGCCAAGCAATGTAGTCTGGAAGCGGTGCAACCCTATAGACTACTTAGGGTATTCCCTGTTCATGATGCACTGCCTGTACGCCTTTATAGAGACAGACTACTGCCTTGTTGTTCAAGATGACGGATGGGTATTGAACGGAAAGAACTTCAAACCTGAATACTATGACTACGATTACATAGGTGCGCCATCTCACTGTGCGTTTGGTGAAGGCAACCTGTACCTCCAGTTTGCTTGGACACAGGCAAAAGAACCAGTGAAAGTTGTCCAAAATGGCGGGTTTTCCTTGAGAAGCCACCGATTCCTTGAAGCCTGTAACAAACATGGCATCGTGCACCTGAACAGCAATGAGATACACGGATGGAATGAAGATGCCCAACTTTCAGCTATATTGAAGCCCACCCTTCAATCTTATGGTTATAAGTATTGTCCTGATGACATTGCCAAAAACTTCAGCATTGAGTATGTAGGGCATGGCTTTCACGAAGAGGGCTTTAACTTTGGCGGGTTGCTTGGTCATCACGCCCAATCAAGGAAGTTAGTAAGCACTAACCACATTGTTGTACCCGTTGACCCTACCAAATCGTATGGGGAAGCGCAGTTTATGTTGTGGTTGCAGAGCATAGGTTACACCGTGGAGTACCAATATGACACCGTTATCCAAGCGTGAACTGACAAAACACATGCAGCGGTTCTACGCTGACAAGGAAAGAGGCATCTCTATTGCCCTTTTTGCCGAACTTGCTGGCATAAGTCACGGGCATTTCCATGATGTATTCATCTACAACCATGAACCACTGACCGAAAACGTCCAGCGTACGGTCAGTAAAGCCTATCAACAGTGGAAAGCAGGGAATGTAAAGGTCATGAAACGCCGTGACAACACCCGCTATGTGGACTACAGGAAAGAATCTCAGCCCGTGTTTATGCCCAAAATGGGGCTACAAGTAACCTCAGAAGGCATAAAAGTAAAGGTTGGGATGGTAAACAGGCACGATTACAGCGAAATTTCACTTGACGAAGCACTAAGGGGGTAAAAATGGGAATACTGAGAGACTATTACTGCACAAACCACGGAATCTTTGAAGCATGGGAGCCAACATGCCCTATGAAGAACTGCAAAGGGGAATTATCCGTTGTACACCTCAAACCAGTAGGTACAAGGTCAGCAAAGACCTCTTCAACCGATAAAAACTTGAAGCAACTGGCTATTGACTACGATATGACCGACATCAAGTCCACCAAAGAAGGTGAGCACCAAACTGGCTACATGAAGCGCAAGAACAAGCTCACTGACAAGCAATTTGCAGAAGCTACGGACGCTATACAAGCCCAGAACTCAAATAATGCCCCACAGACCCGTCCTGGCAGTTCCGTTATTTGGGGCGGCGGGGGCAACATCAGCATGAAATCCGTCATGGGTGGACAATTCAAGTCTGTTAATGGAGAATCTGTAGGCATCAATCCCAAAGCAGCGGGTGACCTGCAAGGGCCGAGAGCCGCCAGCTACATGGCAGACCCAGATAACTTACAGGTGAAACGATGAGAATCCCTAAATCCCCAGTTGACCGTGAAATCTTCTACCTTGACCTGATTCAGAAATGTCTGGTCAGTCGTGAGGAAAGAAAAGTAGATTACGCATCCCTGCGTTCTTTTTATCTGTTCGGCAATGGCCCTGATGACGTTCCCGCTCTGTACAACAAAATCTATCCGCACATTGACCAACTGACCTCGTTCCTCTACTCAGCGGAAACCACAAGGTTCAGCATCAACACAGGTGCTTCTGTTCATGATGGAGAGCAAACCAAAATACCCGCTCTTACAAAAGCCCTGCATGATGAGTGGCTCAACTCCAACGCTGACCAGGTGTTCTCCACCGCTGTCACGTGGGCACTGGATTACAACACCACCTTTATCAAACTGGTTATTAACAACGGCATCCACCCGTACATGGTTGAGCCAGCAAGCATGGGCGTGTTGCGTGAAGACATTCCGTACTCTGACAGACAAGAAGCTATTGTTCAGACTTACTACATCACCAAGTCTGAACTCTTTGACCGCCTCTATAGCCACCCGCAGCGTGAGCAAATTGTCAAACGTGTCACCTCTACCCAACACGAAAGAACTGAAGTTGCCAACGGGGTTCAGCGCATCATCATGTCGCAGTCCAACCCCACCATGTACGGCAACGTCAACCTTGACCTGAACGGCAACCCTAAGTACAAGGCCACCGTTGCTGAAGACACCATAGAGATGACTGAACTCTGGGTGTGGAATGACGAAATTAAAGATTACCAAGTGGTCACCAAGGCTGACCCTGATGTCATCATCTATGACCGTCCAGGCGAGTCTATGTTCTTGAAAGGCGAGTTGCCATTTGTTCAAATATGTCCTAACCCTTTGTATGACTACTACTGGGGTTCATCCGAAGTTCAGCGTCTGGTCTACCTTCAGCAACTCCGTAACAAGAGGATGACTGAGATTCTGGATATGCTTGCCAAACAAGTCAGCCCACCTACCGCCCTAATTGGCTTTACTGGCATTCTGGATGAGAAGAACTTTGCTCTCAACCGTGCAGGTGGCTTGCTGGCAACCGACATGCCCAATGCCAAAGTAGAGAAGTTAGCACCCACTATGCCGCCAGATTTGTTTAAAGAGATTGGCGAGATTGACCTGATGTTTGAAGAAGCATCTGGCATTGTCAGCGTCTTGCAAGGCCGTGGCGAAGCAGGTGTTCGCTCGTCAGGTCACGCTTCACAGCTTGCTCGTCTAGGCTCAAGCCGTGCCAAGAAACGTGCCCTTGTCATTGAGGATAGCTTGGAAAAAGTAGCTACCCTGTATCTCAAGTGTATGCAAGTCTATGACAAGACCCATCTGACAGACACTGAAGGTAGAAAGTTCATTCCAGAACAATTTACCAAAGACTATGTGGTCAAGGTAGATGCTCACTCTAACAGCCCGATTTTCATGGAAGACAGCCGTAAACTGGCATTTGAGCTTTTCCAAGCGGGAGTCATTGACAAAGAATCCTTGCTTGACTTGATTGAACCTCCAATGAAACAATTACTGAAAGACCGTCTTAAGAAGATGGAAGCAAAGGGTGAGGCACAGGCTGCGGCAAAACAAGCGCAGACACCGCCTCCCAAGTCAGAGGGTAAACCAGACTTAAAACAGGTGGGATGATGGCAACAGCACCAGGCACTAGAAGCATGACCCAACCCAAGGCTGACCAACCAAGGGCATCAACAGAATCACTGAAAAAAGGCGAAGCGAGTCCTAACTTGACAATGCGTCAAACTGGGTATAAAACCTCGTATGGAAGGAGTCAACGTGATTCCAACCGCTCACCAACCAGGAGTTGAACATGTACAAAATGGCAAAACGTGGTCGTAAGCACCGCCGTTAATTCGGTTTCCTGAAAAGGAAAAAAGGGTGTGGCTGCCTCCCCTGTGAAGTAGGTGACCGCTGCTAAAGGAGAAATACCATGGCACGCAAAGCACGCAAAGGCCGTAAAAGCCGCAAGTAATCCTTAGGGATTTGTCTTGGGGGGCAGACATAAAAGCCCCCCACCTATTGACAAAGTGTAAGTAAGTGGTTACAAACACGGCAAGGAGTGATTATGAGTGTTCCAACAGATAAGTTGATGGAGTTAATGAAGGGCAACCGTTCAGCGGGTGCACCATCTCCTATGCCAGAAGAAATGCCTACTGGCTCAATGTCTGATGCAGAGACATCTCCAATGGCATCCCCCATGTCCACACCTGAGCCAAAGATGGGGAGCAAAGAAGCTGCTCTCATCAATATTAGTATGGCAATGGACTTGCTGGAGCAATCTCTTCCCGCCTTTGGCTCAGAATCAGCCGAAGGACAAAAAGCCTTGAACGCTATTCGCCAACTCAGCGGCCTGATAGGCCCACGAAAAGGCAAGACCAACGAACTCCAGCAGTCTGAAATTCTTCAGATGCTCCAAACCTTGCCACAGGCGGGTGGTGCTACCCCTGAAGGTAAAGCAATGGCTCAAGCACCTATCCTTGGTATGCCTCCCGCTGGTGGAGGTATGCCTCCCCCACCTGGCGGTATGCCTCCTCCTCCCCCAATGTAAGGAAACAAAATGGACTTATTCAAGCCCCGTGGCGCAGCCGCACCCCGCCGCCCTACTGACAACAATCAGCAGAATGGCGTTATCACCAACACTCCCCGCTTTGCTCAACTGGGTGGTCTCAATGCCCCTGGCAAGATTGGCAAAATGGGAATGGCTGTTCAAAAGCCTGGTGATGGCAAAAAAGTAATCTAATCGTATAAAGAGGGTAAAAGTATGTCATTAGAAAATCTGTCCTTAGAAGCCCGTGATGAGTTGGCGCAGCTTGCCCAAACTCTTGCGGAAAATCCTGATACTCGCAAAGACTTCTTGCGGATGACCAAGCGGGTTAAACCTGACTTGCCAATCCCTGAGTTGGATATTGAGGACTACACCAATCGGGCGGTTAACCGTTCTGAAGACCGTGTACAAGCCTTGGAAGCCAAATTGCGTGAGCGTGATGCAGTTGAAGAATTGCAAAAACGCCGTCAGTCTTTGATGCGTAAAGGTTTGATTGCCAACGAGTCAGAAGTTAATGACGTAGAAAAAATTATGCTGGAGCGTGGCATCACAAACCACGAAACAGCAGCCGAATACCATCAGTGGATGAAGCAAGCAGCAGTGCCTACTTCAACTGGATACAACCCAAGTGCTGTCAAGCAATTTGACTTGAACAAATACTGGAAGAATCCAGCCGCCGCTGCTCGTAACGAGGCAATGAATGCGCTCAATGACCTGCGGAAACCGCAGCGTCCTATTGGGTTGTAAGAGGGTATTGTTTTTTTCAAGGAGGCCTTATGGCTATTGGCGGCGGCATCCTACCAGCAACAGGGTCAGCACAGTTTAACGAACTGACCTACGTTACTCGTAGAGCCTTCATCCCCAAGCTGGTTGTCCAGCTTTATAACTCGACACCCCTCATGGCGGCTCTGATTGCCAACAGTCAGCAAGCCTCTGGCGGTGTGTCTTCTGTAACCGTTCCTGTCCAAGGCGCACAGTTTGTGAACGCTCAATGGTCTGACTACTCTGGCTCTTTTGCCCAGCCGTCAGTCCAGCAAGGTGCTTACAACGCTGAGTTTGACCTAAAACTGATGATTTCTCCCGTGCCGTTCCTCGGTATGGAAGGCGCAGTTCAGCAAGACGCTGCCATCATCCCCTTGATTGAAGCTCGTATGAACGATGCGACTAACGTCATGATGGATGCAATGGCTACCGCTTTGTACACCAACACTTCCAACACACAGCAGTTCATTGGTCTTCCTGCCGCTGTTGCCAACTCAGGCACATACGGCAACATTGACCGTGCTACTTACACTTGGTGGAAGTCCACACAGTATGCCGCTGGCTCTGTGAACCCAACTCGTCAAAACATCCTGCAATACATTTCTGGTACTGTGAAAAACGGTGCTGAGATGCCTTCGTTTGGTGTTTGCGGCTTTGGTACTTGGACACTGTTGGCTCAAGACTTCGTAGGTCAAGAGCAATATGTCATCACTCCAGGCGGCGGTTTTGACGGTGACGCAAATGGCCCTCAAGCAGCTTTCCGTGCTTTGATGGTTGCTGGCGTTCCTATCTATCCAGACCCGTACTGCCCTGAAGGTACTGTGTACTTCCTGAACACAAACTACATGTCTCTGTACATCCATGAGCAAGGTTCGTTTGTGTTTACAGGCTTTGAGTCCACACTCCCGAACTGGCAAATTGGTTACGTTGGCGCAGTTTTGATGATTGCCGAATTGGTGAACGTCAAACCTAAGTCAATGACCAAGGTGACTGGTTACAACTACCTCTCACTGTAAGGAGAAAAAGACATGGCTTTAGCAATGAATAAAATCATTCTGGCGAATGCAACCACCAACACTGCTGGTGCTTACTTCTCCAACGTATCACTGACTGCCGCTAACGCAGGTACAGTGATTCCCGCAGGTACTTACCTAGTGTTTCCCACTGTCAACGTAATCATTACTGCCAACAACGGTTCTTCTATCGCAACCCTGCTTGCCAATAACACTGGCGGCATGATTTTGTCTGATGGCGTAAACGTGCTTGCTCAGTCTATGGCTTCGGGTGCTGGTGCGGCTGTTGCTCTGACCATCAATGGTGGTATCTCAGCAAATAGCACTTACGCAAGCTAAGGAGAAAGCATGGCTAACTCGAATGCTGTAGGAACTCGGTATCCTGACAATTTTGGCAATTTTCTCATTGGCTCTACTTCTGCTCCCGTAGGTTTGGGAAGCACAGGTAATGCTATTGCGACAATTCCAACTGTCGGTACAAGCTACATTGTTCGCCGTATAACCGTGGCTGGCGCAAATGGAAGTGTTGCTCTTGCAAACGTCACCATCATTAACAGCAGTGATGGTGTGCTTGCAAACGCAATCTCTAATGCAGTTGTATTGGGCAACATTACAGCAACAACCAAGTATCAAGATTTGAACCTGACGGCAAACACCGCCACAACAATCTATTCTGGTTCGATGTTCTTGTGCGTTAATACTGGTGCAGCAGCCAACAACACGGTTGAAGTCTCTGTATACGGTGACATTGTGACTCTATGACGGAAGTTGTCTACGTAACCAACAACTCTGACAAAGACCTCAATTTTGAGTACCACTTTGTTGGAATTGAATTCCCTGTTGGCAAGACGGTAGAAATACCGCTTCAAACAGCCAAACATGTGCTTGGTTACGGAGACGATAACAAGGAGAAGTATCTCGTCCAGTTGGGCTTGATACGACTCCACAGCGAACTTGAAGAAGCAACGGAGAGGTTCAAGCGGATAGAAATATCTGAAACCAATCCAAAAAAGAATAGCTCGTTACCCTCGGCTATTGGCGTAGTACCCTTGAGGATTGAAAAATCCTTGGGGGGAAAGTCCAACCAGAGGGTTGCTTAACATGAAAGTAACATGGCAACTCTCTCTTCCTACATCACGGAAGTACAGCGACTTTTGCATGATGCAAACTCTGTCTTCTGGTCTACTGCGGAGCTAACGGACTACATCAACGATGCCCGTGAGCGAGTAGCGAGAGATACAGGGTGCTTGCGTACCCTGCAAGTAACTGCCACCCCCATTTCTAATACAGGTGTTGCCGCAACAGCGTGGGCAGAAAGTACCCCTGTTACCGCTGGTCAATTTCTGTTTTCTAACATCTTCATTTATGAAGTTACTACTACTGGTACGACAGGCACAACTGCGCCTCCCTACCCTGCTTCTGGTGCAACCTTCCCTCCGTCTACACCTTTCACTGATGGCACGGCTCAACTGACTTATTCTGGCCCTGCGGAAATCATTCCCTTTGCCACCTTGTCCAACGGCACAACCTTGGACATCCTGAACGTCAACATTTACTGGGGCAACAGTCGCATACCCTTGCGCTATCTGCCTTGGTCAAACTTCAACGCTCAACTGCGTTACTGGCAAAACTACGTAGGCAGACCCATTTGTTTCTCTGTCTACGGACAGCAACAGATTTACATAGGCCCAGTTCCTGACCAGGCTTATGTTGTTGAGATTGACAGCACCATTCTGCCGACACCTTTGTCTTTGGCGACATCCAACGCTGTTGACCCTATTCAAGACCCTTACACCACTCCCGTGGCTTTTTATGCGGCTTACAAAGCCAAGTACAAAGAGCAGAGCTATGGTGAGGCTGAACTTTACAAACAAGAATACACCAAGCACGTACAGGCAGTGTTGAACTCTGTCTATACGAGGCGCATCCCTGACCCTTACTCCACGTTCTAATCATGGCAGCAGCAGAACAAAAAAAGTCTTATGCTGTCATTAAGAACTTCAAGGGTCTAAACACCAAGGCCAACAGGACAGCTATTGATGAGGAAGAGTTCTCATGGATTGAGAACGCCATGCCTATTGGCTTTGGCAACATCAAGATTGTTCAGGCTCAGTCTGTTGTTGTAGATTCTGGTAATGCCGCTGTATCGTTTGGCAACGTAGTTTCTACTTTGGAAAGCTGTAATCTGGGGTTGTCAGACTACATCCTTGCCTTTGAAGCTAACGGACGGGGTGAGTATTTCAAGATTGACAGTGCCACAAAAGGCAATGTTGCTATCACTGGCACATTTTCTTCTGCCAATGTCTCTACCGCCCAGTGGAAGAATGAGTTTGTCTTTATAGGTGACCCCGACAAAGGTTTGTTTACTTGGAACGGCACTGATTTGCTTGCCGTAGGTGGCGTAGGTTCTGTAGGCATTACCAATAAAGGTTCTGGCTATACCTCTGCGCCAGCAGTAACCATCTCTGCTCCTAACCAGACAAACGGTGTTCAGGCAACGGCAACAGCAACTATTGCTGCCAACGTGGTTTCCTACATTTCCATTACCAACGGTGGTAGCGGGTATACCGCTGCCCCTACCGTAACCATTACAGGTGGTGGCGGTAGCGGTGCAACTGCCATTGCCCAAGTCTTGACCTTTACCAAAGGTGCGATGGTCATTTCTGTTACCAACGGCGGGTCTGGTTACAACACACCTCCAGCGGTCACCATCACTGGCGGTGGCGGTGCAAATGCTGCGGGTACTGCAATCGTGTCTGGTAACGCCATCACAGCGGTCATCATGACCAACGTGGGCAACAACTACACATCTGTGCCCACCGTCAGTATTGCCGCTCCCCCTACTCCTACAGGCAACACTACGGCAACAGCTATAGGCGTACCCAACCTTGACTCTATTGTTAGCGTGGCAACCTTCTCTGGGCGTGTCTGGGTGGCTACAGGACGCACGGTGACTTACTCGTCTGCTGTCAGCCCGTATGACTTTGTGTCCGTGTCTGCGGGTGCTATCACCCTGTCTGATTCAACTTTGCACGGCAACATTCAGTATTTGATGTCTGCCAACAACTTCCTGTACATCTTTGGCGATGACAGCATCAACGTATTTTCAGATGTTAGGGTGACCACCACAGGGTCAACCCTGTTCACCAACACCAACGTGTCTGCCTCTGTTGGTAGTAAGCTGAAATACGCCGTGTTTCCTTATTTCCGCTCGGTGTTGTTTATGAACAACTACGGGGTGTACGCCCTTGTGGGTTCAACAACCAGCAAATTGTCTGACCAACTAGACGGCATCTTTCCCTATATTGACTTCACCTTGCCTGTTACTGGCGGTCAAGTGTTGCTCAACAACATTTTGTGTGCGGCATTTAACTTCTACCTCAACAGCAGTTTTCCAATCACAGACGGCTCACGTTATGTTCAGGCTATCTTCTTTGAGAAAAAGTGGTTTATTACCAGCCAGGGCATACAAACCTACATTACATCCGTGCCTGTTGGCGGGTTGATAAGCATGTACGGGGTCACAGGGGCGGCTTTGTACAAGTTGTATGCCTCTGCCACAGCCAACATATCCAGCGAGATACAGACGGCTCTTTCTCCTATGAAAGACCCTATTCGTACCAAGCAAGCCTTAAAATTTGGCGTAGAAGCAACGCTTACCACTCCTGCAACTTTCAACGTGACGGTGGACAGTGAGTATGGAAGTAGTCCTGTTTACTCGTTGACCAACACGGGTATTGATTGGACAAATGTCTACGGGGATGTTGTACCTTGGGTAAACAACTTTAGCACTGTTGTTCAGTGGGTTACTTCTACGGGATATAACTTGTATAAATCAGATGCACAGCAGTACGGCAAGTATTTGGGATTGACCATCACTTCCAACAATGCCGCATTTATTGTGAACACAATTGAGTTTGAACACGAATTAAGAGTGAGGTTCTAAATGGCAGTCCCGTATACCTTTTCAACAGCCACAGGCTCTTTGCCGCTGTCTCAGCTTGACAGCAACTTTTCTACCGCCATTACTATTGGTAACACGGCTGTTGTGCTTGGTGACACCATCACCACCATCAACAATTTGACCCTTGGTAACGTAGCCATCACAAGCGTTTCTACTGCTTTTCCTAACGGGTACTTGGCAAACAGCAATGTGATTGTGGGTACAACCACACTGACTCTGGGTAGCACGGTTACGTCTATTAACGGGTTGAGCCTGTCTAACGTCACTATCAGTAGCGGTAATGTGACCATCTCTAACGTCACTACAACCAACGTCACTGCTACAACTGCCAACGTAACTACAGCAAATGTGGGTACGCTTGTTGTTATAGGAGATGCAACAGTCGGTGGAAACACAACTGTTACTGGAAATATCACAGCAGCAAAAGGAACATTCACCAGTGCTAACGTCAGCGGTACTGCCAATGTTCAAGTCATTGCTGTTACGCAAAACGCCACTGTTGCAGGTAATGTCACCATCACAGGTAATGTCAGTGCAGCTAATGGTACGTTTACAAGTGCAAACGTAAGTGGCGCAGCAAACGTGTCTACTCTTGCCGTCATCAGTAACGTCACTATAGGTGGTAATGCGACTGTTACTGGCAATGTCAGTATGAACGTGGCTACAATTACAACAGCCAACGTGAGTGGTACTGCCAACGTATCTACGCTTGTAGTCACTGCAAATCAAACATCTCTTGGCAATATAAGTGTTACTGGTAATGTAAGTGCAAGTTCATTTACATCTACAAGCACATTTGGTTTCAAGAACCGCATCATCAATGGTGCGATGGTTATTGACCAGAGAAATGCGGGGGCAAGTGTTACTCCTACTAATGGTCAATATACAGTTGATAGATGGCTTGGTGCTTTAACACAAGCATCAAAGTTTAGCGTTCAACAAAATGCTGGTGCAATTACTTCAGCAACAGGTTTTAGTAATTATTTAGGCGTTACTTCATTATCTGCTTACTCAATTGCAGTAGGTGATGTTTTTAGTGTTCGTCAATATATTGAAGGTTTTAATACTTCTGATTTGTCTTGGGGTACTGCTAATGCAAAAACAGTTACTTTGTCTTTTCAAGTTTATAGTTCTTTGACAGGAACTTTTGGCGGCGCAGTTCAAAACTCAGCATTCAGCAGAAGTTACCCATTTAGTTACACAGTATCATCTGCAAACACATGGACTTCTATTTCAGTAACTATTGCTGGCGATACAACAGGCACTTGGATTGGGGCAACCAATGGTATCGGTTTGCGTGTTGAATTTGGTTTAGGTGTTGGGTCTACTTATAGTACAACGGCTGGGGCATGGGCGGCTGGTGAATATCATTCAGCCACAGGAGCAACATCAGTAGTCGGCACAAATGGCGCAACTTTCTACATCACAGGCGTACAGCTAGAAAAAGGCTCAACAGCAACGAGTTTTGATTACAGACCTTATGGGACTGAGTTGCAATTGTGTCAACGATACTATCAAGGTGCAATTGGTTCTGGTGCATTTGGTGCGTGTCGTGTTGTAAACGCTAGTACCGCAATTTTTGTCCCTTGGGCATCAACAATGAGGGCTGCACCTACGTTTACCCTAACAGGAAGTTCTGTTGTATTTGCTGTACCCGGTTCGTCAAATTACACATACACAAGTGCAACAATAAGCACAACAGGCGCAGAAACAACCACATCATCTTATGTTTATATTGGTGGTTCTTCTACCGTTGCTGTCGGCACACTTTCTTTTTTAACGCAAGGTTATATAAACGCAAGTTCGGAGTTATAAAAAATGACATACAAAATCTTAAATGGCTTTGATGGAAAACCTTGTGGTGTTTTGCGTTCTGATGGGGCGGCAATTCCTTTAGCACTTGACAACACCGACTACCAAGCCTATCTTGCATGGATTGCAGAGGGCAACACACCAGAGCCAGCCGATGAGGTAACAAGTGGATAACCAACAGATATTCAATGCCGTGGTCAGCATTGCTGGCTTTCTTGCTGTCTTTGTCTTCAACAACACGACAAAGCAGATTCAACGTCTGGAGGACAAGATAAATGAATTACCTAAAGAGTATGTGGCAAAAAATGACTACCGCTCTGACATCACTGAAGTCAAAGCTATCCTCAAACAAATCTTCGACAAGTTAGACAACAAGGCAGACAAATCTTGAACATGGAAGCTCTCTCCTACGTAAAGTTCGGTGACAAAGACGGACTAGGAGAATTCCTGTTTGAAAACGGTGTGCAGCACCAGTTGTTCTACAACATCTTGGGTGACCAAGGTATTCCTGTTCAGAAGTATCCATTGACGGATGCTGACGTTTCTAACCTTGATGATTGGCTGTTTGTGCACAACCAAGAGCATCAGCGTCTGGCAAGTGTTTTAGGGTTGGATAATCCGTTTCAGTTGCTCGACAGTGACTGGAATGTGGAGAATGACTTTTACGACTGGATTGGTGTACACCAGACAATTCATCAACAAATAGCCTCGGCTTTGGGAGTTTGATATGGCAGATGTAATGCAAGCATTGAAGAAGCAAAAGGGTAGTGAAGACGTACCCATGCTTGACATCATCAAAAACGATGTTGACAAAATTGGAAGTGATTTTAATGTTGTCTATCAAAACCTCAAGCAGAATATTCAGTCAGGCAAGACAAGAATTATGCGGTCTGGAAACACGCTGTTGATATACAACATTACACAGCCTGGTGTTGCTGATTTGCACATCTCTACGATGGACTCTCCTGACAAGCTAGTTACTGCTGTTCAAGACTTGTATCAAGCAATGAAGGTTGCGGGGTTTAAAACAGGTACTGCCGTGACTGACAACTCTCAGATTGCCCGTGTGTTGAGTGCTGCCAAGATTCCTGTAAAGGTTCAACAAATACCTGACTCTGAAGGTCAGGTTCAATACAAATTAACCATAGAGGTGAAATAATGGGTGGCAAAAAAAAGAAAAGTCCTTTCTGGTCTGACCCTCTTGGTGCGACAGCACAGGCTTTAGGTAGTGCTGTTGAAAATGTTGTCAAAAATCCTCTACCTGTTATTGAAACAATTGCTCTGACGTATGCTTTAGGGCCAGCGGGGTTGGGTTATAGCACCGCTACTTCTGCTGCTGTTTCTTCTGCGGCGGTGACTGCGGCAAATGGTGGAAGCATGGAACAAATCGTGACTGCTGCTGGGTCAGGATATGTTGGCGGTACAGCGGCAGAAGCCGTGGGTGGTGGAACAACCGTACCTTCTGAAGCAACAAAAATTGCATCATCTGCTGCTGGCGCATCTGCGGCTACTGTCACTTCACAATTAGCGCAGGGCAAATCTTTTGATGAAGCACTAAATGCAGGTCTAACTTCTGGTGCGCTTGCTGGTGCAACTACAGGCGTAATAGAAGAGACAAAGGCAGCGTTAGCTCCTCCTGAAACTGGTCAAGGTATCAAGGTTGTGCCAGGTCAAGGCACTCAACTTTTGGGTGACCAAAGCTCTGTCAGCGGTCTTGGATTGACAGACAAAGTGCCGACAGGCGGTGGACAGGGATTGACGGTTGACCCATCTACCGTTTTGTATTCATCTCAATTTGCACCAAGCACAGGTAAAGTCAGAGGAACAGAAAAGGGTGGACTGCAACCTGCATATACTTCTGCTGCTGATTCTTTGACACCTTCATCTTTTGACCCGTCGCTTGCACCTCCTACGCCTTACCAAGAGCCAAAAACAGTAACGCAGAAACAAGAACCTGTCATCTCAAAAACAGAAGAAGCTCTTGCAAGACCCGTTATTTCTGGAGCATTGTCGGAAATATTTGGTCTTGGCCCGAAAGTACCAGGTGCGCCAGCGGCTGGCGGCTCTGCTCCTATTTCCCAAGGTGCAACTACAGGCACGACCACCAGC